GCCATCTCGTCGCCGCATCCGTAGACGTAGGCGTAGATGAAGCGCTTCGATCCGTCCTCGCGGACGATGGTGTGCAGACGCTCGGTGTCAGTCGGCTCCCGATCCTTGGGCTCCTTCTGCCGGTCGCCCTCGGCCAGCCCCATGACGCACGCGTGCAGCCAGTGAGGATCGCCTTCAAGCACGGTCTTCGCATACTCACCCGCGTCGAACTTTGCGAGATAGTGTGCGAGCCCGCGCAGCTCCAAGCCTTGCTGGTCGGCGCCCAGAGCCACCCACCCGTGCGGCATAGCGGAGCCGCACATGAACAGTGCTCTGAACTCGTGACCGTACGGCTTCTTGGCCGAGGGCACCTGTCCGAGGTTGGGAAACATATGCGCGCCACGAGACGTGATGGTGCCCATAGGGTTGATCACGCCGTGGATACGCCCGTCGTCCTTGACGGAAGCCATGAGGGAGTTGTCGGTGCCACACAGTTGCGACAGTCGCTTCTCGATCATCATGAGTTCACCTAGGCCGTTCATCTCGGGATACCGAGCAACGATGCTTTCGATGACCTCTTCGTCGATCTGTGGCTTTCCGCCCTCAGTGAACTTCGACGGCTCCCATCCCTTTTCCAACAACACCTTCGCGATGTGGTCACGGGAGCCCGGGTTGAACTCGACAATCTTCAGTTTGGTGCAAGGGTAGCCATTGAATGGCAGCACCATCTTCGTCTTGCCGGTCTTCTCGTTGTAGACAGCCTGTGGCGTCTCGCCGTACTCACCCCAGTATCCCATCTTCTCGTTGGGCTTCTTCGGATAGAAGATGCTCTTCGTCGGGTCTGGGCTGATGGGCGCGAGCCAGAAGCCGTAGTGCTCCTTAAGGGCCTTCTCCAGCTCGTGCTGGCGCTGCGTTAGGTGTGCTTGAAGCTCACCGGCTGCCCTCAGGTCGAAAGGGACACCCATCTCCTCCATCGAGTTACAGACGCGAGCAACACGGTGCTCCAGCTCGATGGCGTCCTGCGAATACTTATCGGGATTGATATGCTTCCACAGTTCGAAGTTGGTGAGATGGTCCTGACCCATGTACTCGAACATGTCTTCGTTGAACTCACCCCAGACGAACCTTGCGATGTCGTCGGGATGTTCGAGACCGTGCTCGCGGGCCTTGGCTTCCATCACGTCCGAGTAGTCACCCTTGGGAATTCCCAAGCGATAACCCCACGCACCGATGGTGTGCTTGCCCTTGTACTTCTTGCCGGGCGGCATCTTGCCTTGCCGGATCAGCTCGTCGTCCGTGGACTTCACGCCGGGATACTTCAGGCGAGCCAAGATCATCGTATCGCGGATGATCACGCCCGGCCGAGGCTTCCACTTGGTGAGCTTGGTAAGCAGCGGGATGTCGTGACGGATGATGTTGTGACCAATGATTTCATCCGCCTCGTCGAGAGCTTCGACGTAGTCCTTGGTCTGGTGAGGCCGGAAGCCAATGTAGCTCCCCGGCCCCTTCTCTACGTCGAGTAATCCCGCACAGTGCAGCTTCGTCGCATTCGAGACAAAGCCGTTGCTCTCTGTGTCAGTCAGTAGTCTTAGAACGGTGCATCCTCCTCGTCGTTGTTCACTGCGTCACCGCTGGCAGCCTTGAACGGATTGGCGAGCTTGTAGCGCCCGGTGGGGATGTCCCATTCGAGCGTGTCCGCTTCACCTGTGTCTCCTGTGACGCGACACTTGAGCACCCTGAGGACCGCGTAGGCCTTCTTCTCCGGGTTCTGCTGGTCGCGCTCCATTGCGATGACGTTGTACGAGAGCTGTTCGATTGCGGCTGAGCCGCGCAGGTCGTTGAGACTGATGGCTGAACCCTCGTTGAAGTTCTTGCCCTGCGACCGCTTCAGATGGACGATGGCAATCACGCCGCAGCCCGTCTCCTTCACGAAGGAGGCTAGCTTGGTCATGAGGATGTCGATGTCCTTGCGCTCGCCCTCGCTGCCGCTCTCCAGACCGGAGGTGACAATCGAGATGTGGTCGAGCACGATGAAGCTGCAGCCACTCGCCGCCATGTATCGCATCATGGTCAGCAGGCGTTCGCTCTCCAGCGAGCCGAAGTGGTCGTAGAACATCATGCCGTCCCAGACCACGGCAGCGAGAGCAGCGTCCCACGCGTCGTCCGAGAGGCTCTCAGGATCACTGAGGAGCTGCTTCAGAGGGACACCGGCATGCAGCGCGCAGTAAGCGGCCACAGAGGTCTCGTTGTCCTCCTCCAGGTAGATGTTGCCAACCTTCAGTCCGTGATCGGTGCGCATCTGGTACGCGATGTCGCGCGCCAGCGTGCTCTTGCCGATACCGGAGCCTGCGGTGAGCGTTGTCACCTCGGCCGTGCGGAGGCCCATGAGCTTGTCGTTGAGCCCGGGGAAGCGGACGGTGAAGCCTTTGCGCTTCTTGGTCTTCAGCTTCTCCTTGGTGAACTCGCGTCCCTCGCGGATGCCATCAGGCCTGAACGCCTTGGCGTCCCAGAACGCCTTCACAAGCGGCCCCGGGCCATCCTTGTCGAGGACCTCGTTGGCGTCCTTCCGGCTCAAGGTCATGAGCTTTACCTTGCCGGGCGGGAACATCTCGCACGCCTCGGTGAGTGCCTTCTGTCCCGGCTCGTCGGCGTCGAAGCACAGGACGATGCTGTCGAACGCCATCAGCTTCTCGTAGTCGGCCAAGAAGGCCTTCTTGACGGAGCCGGAGCCGTTCGGGAGCGATCCTGTTGGCGTGGTGTACTTGCCGTTCGTCAGGGCCTGATGCACCGACATGCGGTCAATCTCGCCCTCGGTGATGACAACGTACTTGCCCTTGGCGGGCCACGCCCACGAACCGATGACGCCGCCGTTCTTCTTGTACGGGCTGTCACCGACCCAGCTGAACTGCTTCTTGCTGTCACGGGTCTTCTGGTCGATCACGCGACCCTGCGCATCCTTGATGTTCTGGATGTGGATGCGTTTGCCGTTCTTGTTCTCACCTACTTGGTAATCGCAGGCGCGGCATGTCTCCTCGGTGATACCCCGGGAGATCAGCGCTTCGAAGCGTCCCTTGATGGGGACGAACGTCTTCTCTTCTTCAACCTCACCGAACTCATTCGGCTGAGGCTTGGCCTTGCTCGGTGCCTTCTCGTCTCCGTCCTTGAATTGCTTCTCGCAGACTTGGCAGTAGCTGCCATCGTCGTAGACCGAGAGCCCGTCCGATGATTGACCGCACGGGCACTCTTCGTGGCGAATGAAACCCAAAGGGTTACTTGGCGAGACTGTAGGAGGCGTAGGAGCCGCCGACTTCATCCTTCACCACTTCGGTGACGATGTCGTAGCCCTTACGGCGCAGCTTCAGGATCACGTCGGACAGACGTGGGATGTGATAGACACCCATCGCCTTCATCTGCGTGATGTTCTTGCCGTCCTTCAGATGCTGGAGGATGACACGCTGCTGCGGCCCGAGGTTGATGTCGGTGGCGAGGTCCGTGTGGCTCCCAACGGTGAACGTGTCGTCGTTGGTCTTCTTCAGCATGTAGTCAGGGATGTACCAGTTGGTGCCGAGACGAACGCCGTCTTCGAAATGCCCGCGACCCTTGGCGTCCTTCTCGCTGAACTGCACGAGCTGCAGGTACCCGCGGCCGGTGTCACCAGTATAGGTCGGGATGATGGTGCCGGTGAGACCGTAGGTCCAGCAGCCGGTATCGTTGCTGATGACCTTGTCGCCAACTTTCAGTTTGGACTTCGCCATGTCGATCACTTTCTCTTCTTGGAGGGTTTTAGATACGCTTTGATTTCGTCGATCCACTCAGGCGGCACGACCTTCTCGCACCACTTGAAACCGTGGTCCGTCGCCCACTTGGCGTACGTGGTCTTGCTGCCGCTGTAGATTTTCGTTGAGGCGCGACTGAAGATGAACCTGATGTCCAGCTCCGGGTGCTGCTCCTTCAACATGATGAACTTCTGTCGTTCCTTGACAGCAGCGTCCTTGCTGCCAACCATCTGCTTGCCTTTGAAGCCCTTGTAGTTGCCACCGAAGGCGCCCTTGGGTTCGAGGATGATGGGGCAGTCTGGGAACGAGAAGTCCGGCAGATACTTCGCCTCTCGTGCAGGAACGACGTAGCGTATCCACTGTGCTTCGTGGGCATACGCTACGCCTTCCTCGTCGAGCTGCTCCGCTACCTGCTTCTCAAGCCCAGATCGAAACGTGGGTTCAAGCGTCAGTGCGGGGGCAGTCATCAGAACGGAATGTCGTCTTCGTCTTCGTCGTCAGCGTCGGAGCTGTCTTCGGAGGCGGACGCATTCTTCTTGGAAGCCGTGAAGCCTTCCTCTTCCTCGAACGGGTTCGCACCACCATTCGTCACCAGCTCCAGAATTTGGTAGCTGTTGAGATACAGGTTGATGCCGCCGCCGAAGCCCGTGTACGGGTTCACGGTGACGTAGTTCTTCGTCACGGTGCCGCCACTGATCTTCGGGAGGTCCTTGTCCGCGATTTCGTTCTTCATCGCGTCGAAGGCAGCGGGCTTGTAGTCCTCACCGCTCGTCACGGTCAGGGTCAGCTCGCCAGTCTTCTTGTCCTTCTTCCACGGCTTCTTGCCGTCCTCCACGTCGAACTTCTTCATCATCTCGTCCAGCCACGCGTCCACTTCGCGGTGGTCTGCGTCGTTGAACTTGAGGTTCGTGATGAAGCGTCGCTTCTCGGCACCGCTCGGGCGGCCCTTCTTGTCAACCGGCTGGTAGACATCGACTTCGTTCAGCTTCGGCCACACGTTGATTGCAGCCGGGAGGACCTTCTTAATCTTCTTCGTCATTGAAATGTTAGTTCAGGCTTTCTTGGAGAGTAGGTAGCCGAAGAGTACAGCCATCGCTAAAATTGCGATGCCGAGGATGTCTTCGGATGACATCAGGCGACGAGCGCCTTGATCTTTTCAGCGACAGCGGTCGCCTTCGTTGCAGCCGTGTTGGCCACATCGGCAGCCTTCGTCGCGTCAGCAGCGAACTGCGTGGCGTGGGCAGCCTTCTTCAGCTGCAGCTCAGCGGCGCGCTCCAGCTTCGTGACGGTGTCTGTGAAGGTGGAGATGATTGCCTCGACGTCATGCTCGATGACAGCCTCGGCCTTCGCGAAGAGTGCTTTGATCTTGGAGAACATCAGTCGTTCGCTCCAGGTTAGACGTTGCGGCGGGACACGCAGATAGCGCCCCACGTGGTTTGCAGGTCACCGCCAGTGCAGAGCTTCAGCGGCTTCTTCTTGGTGCCCTTCGGGACTTGGTAGCCCCGAGGGTATTCGATGGTGCAGGCAGGGCCTGCTTCGGCGGCAGTCGCCACAAATGCAAAGAGGGCCACGAGGCCCCCTGCGATTACTCGGCTAAACATCCGAGTGCTCCTATGATCAGGACCGCCGCCATGTAGGCGACGAAGATGTGCTCGAACATCAGACCAACGTGTACCTGCTGTTGCGGGTCTCGACTTCACCCGTGGCTTCGTCGTGGTTCACGATGGCGCTGGTGCGTATCCAGAATTCATCGCGGTCGCCTGTCGTGCCGAGGATCACGGAGAAACCACCGTGGTCCTTCTTGTGCCAGTTCTTGATGACGCCTTTGTGCGGCTTGTCGCTCACTCGGTGGCCTCCAGCTCTTTGAGCACAGCGTCTTCGTGTTCGTCGCGCTGGGCTTTACGCAACGCCTCGATCAGCTGCAGCTTGGTGTACTCCTCGGGCTTCCACTGGTCCTCAAGGCCATAGCAGGAGCAGTGCCCGCCGCTGACCGTGTAGTAGCTGCGGCCCTTGCGATAGATCACGTAGGTCGAGCAGTCGTAGGAGCCATCGCTGTCGTAGAACGCCAGCAGAACCTGAGAGGGCTCAGGCTCCTTCATGTCGAACGAGTGCTGGACGTCCTGCCAGTTATCCCAGCCCATGTCCCCGCAGTAGACGTCACGAGGCACGGTAGGCCTTCACGAACTCGCGGGTGAACGTGCGCCGCTGGTCCTTGTCCATGTGATACAGGTCGAACTTCACGGGCTGCCCATCGGCGCCGCGCACGGTCACGTCGAACTTCGATGCGCCCATGTGGATGA